GTGAAATGTGCCGTCTGCTATCGCAAAGCCAAGGGGTACGGCTGGTTCAACCCGCGTGTGCCCCGCTCGGACCCATCCCGTCACAACGACAAGTGGGTGTTCTGCAGCCGTCCCTGTCAGGAGGCCTTCTCCAAGCTCATGAACAAAACGGAGGGCCAAATGATTGACCCCAGCGATATGGAAATCGCCGCCATGCAGTCCTGCCTCGGCCCTCTGGGGGAGTACGTCGGCTCCATCGGCATGCAGCGGCCACTGGCCGACTACAGCCGGGACGAGGTGCTCATGCTCATTGATGTGGTCGTTACCCGGTACCAGGACAGCATGCTCGCGGAACACGAGCGCATGGCCGCTCGCGACCGGCAGTTTCTGGAACAGCGCATCGCCATCCAAGCCGCAGGCCGGCAGCAAGGACGGTCGTGATGCTGGACTTCAATCACCGTCCGAAATTTCATGAGCAGGTCGGTGCGCTCATCGATGACGCGCTGGCGCTGGAGCGCGATGGGCAGACGCCGCGCGACTATCTGGGCGCATCCCGGCTGGGTGTGGCATGTGAACGCGCGCTGCAGTTTGAGTACACCCGCACGCCGGTGGATCCGGGGCGCGATTTCTCCGGCCGCGTGCTGCGCATCTTCGAGGTGGGCCATGTACTGGAAGACCTGGCCATCCGCTGGTTGCGACTGATCGGCTTTGACCTCTACACGCGCAAGGCCCATGGCGGCCAGTTTGGCTTCTCCGTGGCCGGCGGCCGCATCAAGGGTCACGTCGACGGCATCCTGAACGATGGTCCCTCGGAGCTGGGCATGCGCTACCCGGCGCTATGGGAGTGCAAGACCATGAACGACAAGTCCTGGCGGGACACGGTCAAGAACGGTGTGTCCAAGTCCAAGCCGGTCTATGCCGCGCAGATGGCTATCTACCAGGCCTACATGGAAGGCAGTATTCCCGGGATCTCGGAGAACCCGGCGCTGTTCACGGCCATCAACAAGGACACCCAGGAAATCTGGTTCGAGTTGGTGCCTTTCGATGGCGGGCTTGCGCAGCGCATGTCCGACCGGGCGGTGCGCGTCATCAGCGCCACCGATGCGGGCGAGGTGCTGCCCCGTTTTTCGACTACGCCAACCCACCAGGAGTGCCGCTTCTGTTCATGGCAGGAACGCTGCTGGGGTGGGACCTGATGCACGAGTTCAGCTACTTTGACTTCAACGATGCAGCAGACAGGACCACCGGGGCAGTCGAGGACGTCGAGACCCTGCGCCAGGCGCTGATCGACAGGCTCGAGTCGGTCCTTCTGTTCCTGTTCCCCCAGGGGCGTATCCGTGGGGGCAAGTTCTATGTCGGTGACATCGACGGCTCTGCAGGCAAAAGTCTCGTGGTGGAGATGGAGGGATCGCGACGCGGCCTGTGGTTCGATTTCGCCACCGACATGGGCGGTGATGTATTCGATGCCTGGGCCATGTCGCGCAACCTGTCGGTCAGGACCGACTTTCCACGCATCCTGGATGAAGTGCGCCAGTGGTGTGGCGTGGCGCCGCCCATGGCCTCCAGCCCGAGGCGCGAGGCCCGGTCACAGCCGGTGGATGAACTGGGGCCGTACACGGCCACCTGGGACTATCAGACCTCTCTGGGCGAATTGATCGCCCGGGTGTACCGCTACGACCCCGAGCCTGGCCGTAAGGAGTTCAGGCCCTGGGATGTACGCGCCCGCATGTGGCGTGCGCCCGATCCGCGTCCGCTTTACAACCAGCCAGCCATGGCGACTGCTCGCCAGGTCGTGCTGGTGGAAGGTGAAAAGTGCGCCCAGGCCCTCATCGAGCAAGGCATCGTGGCCACCACCGCAATGAACGGCGCGCGAGCACCGATCGACAAAACCGACTGGTCCCCTCTGCGTGGCAAAGACGTCGTGATCTGGCCGGACCGCGATCCGCCGGGCTGGGACTATGCCGAGGCAGCTGCCAAAGCATGTGTGGCTGTGGGCAGTCGTTCAGTGGTGATCGTCATCCCGCCCGAAGGCAAGCCGGATAAATGGGATGCGGCCGATGCCATCGACGAGGGGTTCGACTGCAAGACATACATCGAGAGTAGCGAGCGCATCACGGTGAAGGCCAGCGCGGCTGTCCTGCCGGCTTTCACGATGGGCGAGATGCTCGACGACGACACACCCCTGCCGATAGACCTGGTGTCAGGCCGGATCATCACGACCGGCGGCATCGCGATCTTTGGCGGGGCGCCCAAGGTGGGCAAGAGCGACTTTCTTCTTTCGTGGCTGGCGCACATGGCAGCCGGCCTGCCGTTCCTGGACATGGTCCCAGCACGCCCTTTGAAGGTCTTCTACCTCCAGGCCGAGGTGCAGTACCCGTACCTCAAGGAGCGGATGAAAGCCATTCGTCTGCCTAAAGATGCGCTCAGGCTCGCCCGGCGCAATCTGGTGGTGACGCCTCAGCTGCACCTCATCCTCGACGAGGACGGGCTGGAGAAGTTGATCCAAACCATCAGCGCGCAATTCGGTGGCGAGCCGCCAGACATCATCGCCATCGACCCGATCCGCAACGTGTTCGACGGTGGCGGCTCCGGTGGTGAGAACGACAACGACGCGATGATGTTTTTCCTCACGCGCCGGGTGGCCAGGCTGCAGCAGCGGGTCAATCCGGACTCGGGCGTGTTGCTGGTCCATCACACAAAGAAGATGACCAAGCGCCAGTTCGAGGAAGACCCGTTCCAGGCCTTCGCGGGTGCCAGCAGCCTGCGCAGTTTCTATACCTCCGCATTGCTGCTGCACCGGCCAGACGAGTTGTCCACGGTGCGGCAGTTGTATTTCGAGCTGCGCAACGGTCCAGGCCTTGCCCCCCGGTACGTCGACAAGGTCGATGGCCAGTGGACCGTCGTCAATGACAGCGAACGTCTGGTCAACAAGGATTACGGGAAGCGGCTCGATGCCGAGCGACGGCGCAAGACCGACGTGATCCTTCAGATCCTCTTTGATGAGGGCCTGAAAGGTAATTTCTACACCGCCAATCAGTTCGCCGAAGCCTTCGAGGGCAAGGCGGGCCTTGGCGGCGAGCGCTCGATACGCGAGCGCCTGTCGGCCCTGGCCACGCAGGGCTACATCAAGTATTTCCGCAACGCTGCGGACTACGGGCTGCCGCCATTTGGCCGCTCCAAGTTTGGCTACATGTGCGTCGAGGGCATGGTCCACAACCGGCCCAAGGGCGAGCCCGATCCGGACACCGGTGAGGTGCCCGTGGCGTCCCTGTGCGTGCTGCCCACCCACTACAAGTGCCCGCTTTCCGGGGCGGCGATGCCCGTCGAAAACCCGGAGGTGTGGGTCTATCCCGAAAACAGCAACGACCCACAGGAGTCCGAATGAACACGATTTGCCAAGATAGAGGCATCACGGCCAGCAGTTTTGAATACGCCGGCATTGACCTGCACGGGCACGCTTTGGCCTTCACGCGACGGGCATTGGACAGAATCCGCAATCGTCCGCAACTGTGCGATCCCGCGCACATCGGCTCGCAGCAGCAAGTTGGCAAAAACACCCCCGGAAGTTGGCAAACTTTTGCCAACTGGATTCAGTTGGCAGACCGTTTCCAACTTGATTCCGTTGTAGATCAACAAGTTACGTCGAAGTTGGCAAGATGGCAGGAAGGCAGCTCTGCCAACTTGCCAACTGAGCTAACTCGTTGTTTTTGTTCACTTTCCACCCCTTGTCCAGTTGTCGGAGACTCCCCCTCCTACTACGTAGGAGAGGGGGCTAAAGCCCTCTCTCCGTTACGTAGGGGAGATGCCTGCCCGGTCGATCCGGTGCCTGCATCGCGCACCGTGGTCATGGCCATCGACCTGGGCACCACGACCGGTTGGGCCATGCGAACGATGGATGGTCAGATCGCGCACGGCTTCGCGAGCTTCCGGCCCAACCGCTATGAGGGCGGTGGCATGCGCTACCTGCGCTTCAAGCGGTGGCTCTCCGACATGCGCCACCTGGCCACCGACATCCACGCCGTGTACTTCGAGGAAGTGCGTCGCCATGCAGGGGTGGACGCAGCCCACGTCTACGGCGGCCTGATGGCCACGCTCACCGCTTGGTGTGAGCACCACAACCTGCCGTACCAGGGTGTGCCGGTGGGCACGATCAAAAAGCACGCCACCGGCAAAGGCAATGCCAGCAAGGACGAGGTCATCCAGTCCATGCGGGCACTGGGCCACCCGGTGACCGATGACAACGAAGCGGATGCCCTGGCGCTGTTGCACTGGGCTTTGGACACACAGGAGGGATGAACATGGTTGCAGCAACACTCGAATGGACGACGGACGACGTCGCCAACTGGCTGATCGAAGCGGCACGCACGGCGCATCGCCTGCCACCGGTCAGGGTGCAAGGCTACTTCAACTGCTGGCCCACCATCGTGCGATCGGAGTACGAACGCATGGCCAGCGACGATGCGCCGGTCTACCGCTTCCCACCCACGCCCGCCGAGGTCGAGCGCATGCTCGTGGTCATGCAGTGGGTGCAGTGCCTGCGCACCGATCAGCGCAAGCTGGTGTGGATGCGGGCCGAGCGGTGGCGTTGGCACGATATCGGCAAACGCTTCGGTGTGGCACCCCGTACCGCGCAGCGCCACTGGGAAGTCGCAATCCAGGTCATCACCGACCATCTTTCGCAGGGAGGTTGATAGACGTTTCGAGGTGCAGCGAAGCAGCGCCTGCCAATGCGGACAGATGCGAAAGAAACGCGATTTTGAGGGTGTCGCGTTTTGCCCGGATTCACGATAAATTCTGTCTACGGTCGCGAGAGATGCGTCTCCGACCACATCAACTTCAAGAACCCGCCCGGTGGCCCATGTGGCATGACCTGGCGGGTTTTTCACTTCTGGTCCCCATGAACCCCATCCACATCGAGTACCGCCAGGTCGAGGCGTTGATCCCCTATGCCCGCAATGCCAAGCAGCATTCGGAGGCACAGGTGGCCCAGATCGCGGCCAGCATCCGTGAGTTCGGCTGGGGCGCACCGATCCTGATCGACGGCCAGAACAACGTGATCGCCGGTCACGGCCGTTTGCTGGCAGCGCGCAAGCTCGGTCTGCCCGAGGTGCCTGTTGTGCCGCTGGACCACTTGTCTGACACCCAGCGTCGCGCCCTGATCCTGGCCGACAACAAGATCGGCGAAAACGCATCCTGGGAAGACGAACTGCTGGGCATCGAGTTGGCCGACCTGAAGGATGCCGGATTTGACCTGGGCCTGACCGGCTTCTCGCAAGAAGAGTGGGAGGCCCTGATTGCTGGCGAGGAAGCCACCAAGGATGGCCTGACCGATGAGGACGCTGTGCCCGAGGTCAGTGAAACGCCCATCTCCAAGACGGGCGATGTCTGGATTCTGGGCGAGCACAAGCTGCTGTGTGGCGACGCCACCAAGGCCGATGACTTCAAGGCCCTGCTGGGGGATGAGCTGGTGGACATGACCTTCACCGATCCACCCTACAACGTGAACTACGCCAACACGGCCAAGGACAAGATGCGTGGCAAGAACCGCCCCATCATGAACGACAACCTGGGCGACGGATTCGGCAGCTTCTTGACGGATGCATGCACCAACATCCTCACCCACACCAAAGGCGCGGTGTACATCGCCATGAGTTCGTCGGAACTGGACACACTGCAATCGGCATTCCGCGCGGCAGGCGGTCGCTGGTCCACGTTCATCATCTGGGCCAAGAACACTTTCACGCTCGGACGCGCGGACTACCAGCGCCAGTACGAGCCCATCCTGTACGGCTGGCGCGACGGTGCCGATCGCTTCTGGTGCGGTGCCCGTGACCAGGGCGATGTCTGGAACGTCAAGAAGCCACAGAAGAACGATCTGCATCCGACCATGAAACCGGTGGAACTGGTGGAGCGTGCGGTGCGCAACAGCAGCAAGACCCGCGACCTGGTCCTCGATCCCTTCGGTGGCTCGGGCTCCACCTTGATCGCCTGCGAAAAATCAGGACGCCGTGCCCGGCTCATCGAACTTGATCCCAAGTACGTCGACGTGATCGTCAAGCGTTGGGAGGAGTTCACCGGGAAAAAGGCAGTGCGGGTCGGTGACCCGGTGCCGGAGCAGGAACCTGCTCTGGAGCCTGTTTAACCCAGCCTTGCCACGTACCGTGGGTAGTCCCCGCCAGACGGGTCGATAAACAGGTAGGGCCGACCAGGCGCGTGGATTTCCACGCACAGCCGGCCCTGCATGAAGTAGCCGCCCTTGCCTTTGAGCCAGTCGCGCGACTTGGAGAGGTTCTTGGCGAAGCCATCGAATTCCTCCGGTTCCATTTCCCGGGTCTCGGTGACATAGACCACGTAATCACCTGTGGCGGCGATGTCGGTGATGTCAGCGGGCTTGCGGCCAAAGGGCAGTCGGATGCTCAACTCTTGAACCTGCACCTCCTGGCCATCAAACGTGATGGTCAGAGGTTTGCGATCGATTGTGATGGTCATTGTTTTCATGGCTTGGCTCCTGGTCAGGCGACGCGGTAAATCCGCTGTCCACCAGCCTCCTTCGTCGAGGTGATCTCCAGGCCGAGCTTCTTCTTGAAGGCGCCGGCAAACGTGCCCCTGACCGTGTGGGCTTGCCACTGAGTGGCCTCGCAGATCTGTTCGATCGTGGCGCCCTCGGGACGCTTGAGCATCGCGATCACCTGCGCCTGCTTGCTGTTGCCCCGTGTCCGATGTTTCGCAGCCGTCGCGGTCTCGATGACCTCGTCGATGGCCTGGGCGCTCACAGGCGCCTTGCGTGGCACACCCAAGGCCTCGTAGCCCTCAGCGGCCACGAACCAGTCCTTGCCGTCGTAGGTGATCAGGGTGCGTTTGAACAGGCCATCGATAACCTTCTGGCGCGCACCGCCTTTGATGTTCTCCGGGAACCAGGCGATCTTGCCCTCGGTGTGCTGATGGGCATGGGTCAGGATGGCTTGCTGGGTGGGGGTGAGTTGGATGGTCATGGTGGGCTCCGATCAGGATTGGGTGTGAATGGGTGTGGTTTTGGTTTGTGCAGCTTGATGTGCTGCATCAAGGCCAGCCTCGTAGGCGGCTTGCAAAGCGGCCTTGACGCCCCAGACGCTGACGTCATGGAAGTCGAGCCGGTCGCTGCTTTGGGTTTCCAGGGTGTCAATGAACAGGTGCTGCTTGGCGATCTGTTCAAGCAGCTGGTTGAGCTTCGTGTTGGTCTTCATTCGGCGATTCCTTTGGTTGGTTGATGGTGTTCGTATGAACGCTCTGTTTCCAGAGGAAGCCAAGCGGAATCTCCGAAGCAGTTGCTTCTTTCTTGAATCAGTTGGAAACCTCGCGAAATGCCCCGTAGCGCACCCACTCCCTGTCGGTACCCAGGGTGCGCAGCCGTGGTGGCAACGCCGGGGTTTTGCGAGGCGCACAGGCCGTTGATCCACCGCGATTACGGGCGTGCGCGGCGCGGTTTTGATGCCGAGGTTGGCTTCTACCAATCACGGCAGTGGCGCTCGGTGCGAGCGGCCTTCCTTCGTGAGCACCCGCTGTGTGGCGCCTGTGGTGCCAAGGGCCTGCTGCTGCCAGCCCGTGTCGTGGATCACGTACAGCCAATCAAGGAAGGTGGCGCACGGTTTGACGCAGCCAACCTGCAGGCGCTGTGCGTGCCCTGTCACAACAGCAAGACCGCACGCGAGTCAGCGGCGCGGTCAGGTCCCCCCAGGGGGGGATGAATCTCTACGGTTGGCAAGCCGCGATGCGCTCGCCTGCCTAAATTTTTTCGCATGCAAATTGAACTAGGGGGGGATCCCCCCTGGACGGGATACCTATGGCCGGTCGCAAACCGCTGCCCACCAAAGTCAAGCAAATCAAAGGAACGCTGCAACGCTGCCGCACCAACCTGCGTGAACCCAAGCCGGAAGGTGACCTGGTAGAGCCGCCCGAGTACATGCCTGAGGGTGCAAAGGCCGCATGGCGTTACGCCTTGGAATGCGCCCCACCGCACCTGCTGAAGAAGCTCGACATGTCGGTGCTGGAGATCTGGGCCTGTGCGGCCGACCTGTACCGCAAGGCACAAGCTGGAATCGCCAAGACAGGTCTGCTCGTGAAGGCACCCAACACCGGTGTGCCAATGCAGTCGCCGTATCTGGCGATCGCCAACAAGCAGGCACAGATCATGACCAAGGCGGCAACCGAGATGGGGTTCACCCCGGCATCCCGGTCCCGGGTCACGCTGCCCTTGGAAGCGGCCGATGATGACCTGGACCCCTGGGCCGACATTGCAGGGTGATAGGCCATGGCGGTGACGAACTATGCGGCCATGGCCAAGCGCTATGCCGAACAGGTGGTGGCCGGCGAAGTCCTTGCCTGCCGCTGGGTGCAGCTGGCGTGCCAGCGGCAACTGAACGATCTGGCGCGATTCAAGGGCAAGGGCAGTCCGTACCTTTTTAACCCCAAGCTCACGGACAAGGACGGCAGGAGTTTCCAGCCAGCCGACAACCTGTGCGCGTTCATTGAGCGCTTGCCCCATGTGAAGGGGCCGCTGGCAGGCGAGCCGATTCATCTGGAGCCTTGGCAAGCCTTCATCCTGACAACGGTGTTCGGCTGGGTCAAACCCAATGGCACGCGGCGCTTTCGTCGCTCGTATATCGAGGTGCCTCGGGGTAACGCCAAGTCGACCCTGTCCTCGGCCGTAGCCCTTTACATGCTAGCGGCCGACCGTGAAGGCGGTGCCGAGGTGTATTCGCTGGCAACCACCCGTGACCAGGCAAGGATCGTCTTTGGCGACGCGCAGACCATGGCCAGACGCAGCCCAGGCTTTCGGCGCAGGTTTTCGGTGGAGGTTGGCGCGCACAACATGCATGTGCTGGCCTCAGGCTCAAAGTTTGAAGCCTTATCGGCTGAGGGCTCGACCCTGGACGGTCTGAACATCCACTTCGGATGCGTGGACGAGCTTCATGCACATAAGACCCGCACCGTCTACGACGTGGTCGAAACCGGTACCGGCAAGCGAGACAACTCGTTGCTCTGGGTGATCACCACCGCAGGGAGCAATCGAGCCGGCATCTGCTACGAGGTTCGGACCTTCGTGACCAAGTTGCTCGATGGCCTGGAGGTCTCCTCGCCGCTCTGGCGGATCTGGACCTTCCAGTTCATGGCGCAGGGCCGCGAGCGCGCGAAGGTGGCCAAGCGCTGGTCGGGAGGCTTCTCCGAAGTGCTGACCGACCGCGACGACTTCCGCGTCGAGTTCACCGACCCGACGCTGACCAACGCCGAGCGGCTGCAGCTGCTCGCCGCCGCGATCTACATCGACCTGACCTGGTTCGAGCGCAAGCGCTGA